CACAATTACACTAACAGGTGGTCATACTGGACTAACCTCAGGACAATATATCTTCCGTAGTGGTGATATTATACAATTAGATAGCAAAAGTTGCTATACAGTGTCTGCAGATGTTGCTCACGATGAATCTACGGTAACTTTACATAGACCAATAATTGATCCTGCTGGTGTTAGTGACCCAATACAAGTCGCCAGTGCCTGCACTTGGTCAGTGATATGCACACAGTTTCCAAATTGGACTCTGTTTGCTAGAGATCAGGTTAGTTGGGAAGGTGAATTTATATTTGTTGAGGACTTGACATAATGGCATTGGATCTATCAACATACGCTACGCTGGCAACAGCATTATTTGTTAGGATTGACACCTATGACAGCGATGGACTAGAAGAGGTCATTACATTTAGTGATTATCATCAAGACCTTGTATTAGAATCAACAAACTATACTGGTCTTGGACAGTTAATGTCAGTAACTGACACACAAAGTGATTTGAGAATAACTCCACAACAAATCAGTATAGGAATATCAGGCATACCATCAGCAAACATATCTACAGTATTTGACAGTGAGATCAAAGGCAGTAAGATAAGTGTTAAAAGAGGTATATTTGATCCTACCACAGGGCAGTTATTATCAATAACAGGTAATCCATCGGGTAGATTTTATGGTGTGGTTGATAACTTTTCAATCAGCGATGAGGTTGACCCTCTCTCAAAACAAAGCTCAATCATTGTGGTGTTAACTTGTTCAACTATTGTTGGACTGTTAAACAGAAAAACAAATGGCAGAGAAACTAATCCAAAGGTGCAAAAAGCATTATATGCAGGTGACCTTGCTATGGATAGAGTGCCAAACTTGACCAATGCTAACTTTAATTTTGGAGGCACTGGATGAGTTTCTTAAATACTATTGTTGACTTAGGCAAAAGTGCATTTAGTTTTATTCAAGGTGACAGTGTTGGTAGCACGCTACTAAAAACTATTGCTAGTGGATACGCACTTAACAAACTATCAAACGTAACAAAAAGTAATGACAGTTCAACAGCTAGTCCAGGGTCATCACAACAGAGTGGCACAGGACTACCTACATTACCATATGTTGATAAAGGTGTTAGAGAACAAGTTGAAGCTAATCAAAAAAATAGAGTGCCCATAGTATACGGAACTGCACAGTTAGGTGGCACTATCATTGATGCTGAAATGTCAAACTCAAGTCAAACTATGCACTACTGTCTAGCTATATGCGAAATGACAGGAACTAAACTCAGTGATGACTCAGCAAGTTCATTTACATTTGAAGACATATATTGGAATGACCAAAAAATAATATTTGACAGTGATGGTATAACTTCAGCTTACTCAATAGATAGAGATGGTAACAGAGACTACTCTATTGATGGATTAGTTAAAGTTTATTGTTATAATGGTGACAGTGAACAAGGAGTAGTTCCACAAGGTTATTCAGGTAGTGTTAGTGATGCATATGATGTTATGCCAAGTTGGACTACAGCACACATGATGAATGATCTAGTGTTTGCTATTGTAGAAGTAAATTATAGTCGTGAAAAAAATGTTTCAGGACTAGGCACTATTAGGTTTCATGTCACTAATTCAATGACATTACCAGGTGACTGTCTTAGTGATTATATGAAATCAACAACTTATGGAGCAGGCATTGCCGCAACGGAGATTTTAGATGAATAGTATGGAAGATTTGAATGAGTTTGCTCAGAACGCTATCACATATGATGATGATAGACCTCAATCAGTATCAATAAATGCTGTAAACAAATATGTAGCATTAAGTTCTACAGTGCAGACATTTGAATTACCAGTTGGTATAACAGTTAATTCAACATCCAGTGTTAGCTATGCAACAACATATGATGTTGATGTAGGTGCAACAACATCAGCAACAGTGACCTGGGATACATTGCCAACAAGTGATTTTTCTAGCAGTGTGCCTAGCACAGGTGTGTATAGAGTTACAGGCCCAGCATTATCAATATATTTTCCAGACTACGCACAACCAACAGTAACTTATCCTTCTAGTTATGTAACCAATAACACTATTGATGTTACTCTAACTTATCCAGGAACAGGTGGCGATACCGTTACATCATATGTTGATGTTATTTGGCCATTAGCTGGTGGATTTAGTTATGATACATCAGGCATGACTAACTTTGCTAATAGTTTTGATGTAGACTTTGTTGTTGAGGGATTTAATTTAACCACTATCAATACTGCAAATGTTACTGCTACTGTTGGCACACTATCCTCAGGCAGCTCTGCAACTATTACTTCTAATACTGTTACACAAGATGGTCAAGATGCTGTAATTAACATCCAAGGTAATATTTCCAGTGGAGATTGGTCCTCAGTAACTTCAATACCAGTAACAGTAGAATATGATGGTATCAGTGAAAGCAAATCAATATTACTACATGCAGAATATATACCAGGCATGCTTGAGGAGCCTACAGGAGCCAAAGGAGCAAGTTTTAAGTATTATCATTTTACTTTAGAGCATTATGCTAGTGGCATTGCTCTAGCGTATCAAACTAATTTAGATATCATATTAGGAACTTGGTCAAATCTTGTAGGTTATACTAATAAAATATTAGTAGCAGATGGATTCAAAACATACACAGAAGTATTAGCATTAACTGACGGAGGTGTTGGTGGTAGTTTAGGTGGCGGTGCATATCAAAAAATATATGATTCAGGAGTAAGCACATCAACAAGTTATCCTGTAAGAATAGATACTGCTGATGGCAATTGGGGATCAATAAGAAGACCACCAGAACGTATTGACCACGAATTTACTGTAGTAGTAGATTGGGGAACAGGAAATCCACAACCAATGGGTGATATACAAGCTATACTAAAAAATGTGCCTGAAGTAGCACATGTAACTGAACGAACCAGAGGAATGTATTAATGGGCTTATCAATATTACCTACACAGTTTAGTATCAATGGAGTCATTGATCCAACAGCACCAGTGTTTCAGAACATGGAAAGATTGGCTAACAATTCAGGTTGTTGGTTAACATATGATGTTCATCAAGGTAAATGGAGTGTTGTCATTAATCAAGCAGGGACCTCAACTAAAAGTTTTGATGACAGTAATCTTATAGGATCTGTATCAATATCAGGCACTGGTATAACTGAAATGTATAATGGTGTTAAAGTAAATTATCCATTGGGTGAAATCAATGATGAAGTTGACTTTATTAAAATTGATATTGACAGTGCAGACAGACAACAAAATGAAGAAGATAATGTTTTAGACATTAATTTAGATCTATGTAACGATCCTGTGCAAGCCCAACACCTTGGACTTAGAGAACTTAAACAGTCAAGAGTAGATCTAATGATATCATTCAAAACAGATTACTCAGCAATTGATTTGAATGCAGGAGACATCATTGATATTACTAACAGTCATCTAGGCTGGACAAACAAATTGTTTAGAATAATGACCTTGAGTGAATTTGATGATGATGACGGTGGTATATCTATAGAAATTACAGCATTAGAATATGATGCAGATGTGTATATAAATGACCTAGACAGATTATCAGTATCAAACACTAATGGTATTGTAACCAAGGGCGGGCTAGGAACACCTTCTACTCCAACTATTACATTATTTGAAAGAGATCAAAGACCAAGAGCATTGTTTGCAACGACAACCTCCACAGGTATCGTTGAAGGTGTGGAGTTTTGGATATCAAGTGATGGCACAAATTATAATCTTGCAGGAACAACAAGACCATTTGATTTAGGAACATATGCACCATCGACAGCAGTAGATTTTGAATTAGATCAAATATCACCTGGAACTATTTACTGTAAAGTTAGAGCTATCAACGATCAGTCTACAGGAGCATTTAGTTCTGTATCAACAGCCGCTTATGCACCAATACAAGTAACAGACGTAGTAACAGACAGCACTGAATTACAAGATGCAACCACTGGTAGTTTATTAACTGGTGCTGGATTATCATCATTGTTGGTATTGTTAGATGGATTAATGACTGATAGTGATAGCACTAGTGGCAGTGTGTATGATAAAATATTTGATGTATTCAATACTGATGTAGGCAGTGACCCTAGAATCCCACAAGAGTATTTCAAAGATAATGGCGGTGCGCCTGTAGTATTTGCTTTTCAGACAAATTTCTTTACAGTAAATAATGCTTACAGCACTTCTGGTAGCTATAATGATTATGATTTTACAAGTTTTACAGCACCATATTCAGGATATTATAAGGTAAGATATAATGCAAATTGGGGTGGAACCAGTGGATCTGATCCACTAGAATTCAAAGTAACACAGATTAAATGTAATAAAACATTTGTAAACCAAGGAGTTGATTTAACTGGCACAGGCGGCACGAGTTCAAAATTTGAAGATCACGTGGTTGAAGGTATATTTTATGCCGCAAGTGGTGATACAGTAAGTTTAGGTGTTTCTGTCTTTCATGCTTATCCTACAGGAACATATAGCACAAGTATAGGCATCCAAGCTGAGGTAGCACTGTTTGATTATACACTGTTTAGTAGTGTAACAATGCCAAACGATTAATAGGAGTATTAGATGATATATTATTATGACGCAACAACTGGACAGATACTAGTTAAAATGCCTAGCACGGGATCTAGTCAGAGAACTGATCCGTATATTGACACAGAACAGGTAATACTAGACAGTGAACTAGACCAATGGCAGGTCAATACAGAAACAGAACAATTAGAAACTAAAGACTAAACCCAGTATATATACCACAAATTTAACAGTATAAATACTGTATATTAACTACTGTTGCCTCAGTAACAGTAACATTTCCTTCAGGAGAGAACCATGGCAAATTTATTAAATTTCTCACAATATCTAGGTGGGGCTGATCAGGTCAAAGTAGAAACACTTTTTCCATCAAGCCAAAAAACCTTAATCTATGACTTCAATCAAGACATCACAGGATGGACATTTGAAGCAGACTATCAAACACTGGTAGTTGACACAGTGCAGTTCAATAGAAGAACTGGCGAACCTAATTTTACAAATTCAAAAGTTATTGGCAGTTTTGCCAAAGTAGACATCACAGGCGCAAACGAACCTACAGTGGTTTCAGCAAGTGAAGGAACTGTGCAAGTTTTTGTTCCGGCAAACATGTATACAGGACCAATTATACCAGACGCAAGAACAAATGTTCCTGTGGTAGTATATTCTGTTACTTGGAGTGATGACTCAACACCAGCACAGACTAATTTACATAGATTTGCGTTCATACAAGCGTGGGAACCAGATGTTGCAGTAGGCGACCCTGTTTCAGATGCAGGATACACTGCACTAACATTAGCATAAGGGGACTACTATGGCTTATACAGTTACAATAACAGAAATCGGTAGTGATGTCACAGTTAATGAAAGTTCATATGCAGTTGACGTAACCACAAACACTTATCCAGTTACAGTTTCATATGATTCAATTACTATTGAAGGTCCACAAGGACCAGCAGGACCCACAGGGCCAACAGGTGCAACAGGACCAGCAGGTGCAGATGGAGTAGATGGAGTAGATGGTGAAGATGGCACAGGTGCAGATGGTGTTTCAGTAGTAGATGCAGATGTTGTATCAGGAAATTTAGTTTTAACACTGTCAGATGCTTCAACTATTGATTCAGGAACACTGCCAACAACAGCAACATCATACACCATTACAGACGGCACTACAACGCAAACTATTAATGATGGTGACACTATGACCCTTAGTGGAACTGCTAACGAAATAGACGTCCTAGTGTCAGCCACAGACACCATAACAGTGGGGTTGCCGGATGATGTTACAATCACAGGTAATTTAACAGTTAATGGAACAACCACAACACTCAATACAACAACACTTGATATTGAAGATAAAAATATTACTTTGGCAAAAGATGCCGCAGACGCAACAGCGGCCAATGGTGCTGGTCTAACAATAGACGGTGCTGATGCTACACTAACATACAACTCAACAGGTAATGTATGGGCATTTGATAGAAACATTACTGTCAATGGTGCAGATGTAACATCAACTAAAATTGGTCAATGGAACACAGCATATGGTTGGGGAGACCACTCAACAGAGGGCTACTTAACTTCATACACAGAAACAAATGA